TCGAAATCGGTGGCACGGCAAACGCGCTCACGACCAACGACATCACGCGGCTCGCGATCGCCGACAAAATCCCGCAGCTGACGGGCGCCGGGCTGATTTCCAGCTACCAAATCAGCGCGCTGACCACTAGCCAGGTCGCGTTTTTGACGACGACCGCGGTCGCCGGACTGGTGCCGCAGCTGGGCGTGGACGGCAAAATCCCAAGCGCGCTGCTGCCAGCCTCGAGCGTTGGCGCGTTGACGTACAAAGGCGCGTGGGCGGTTAATACCTCGCCGGTGATCGCATCCGGTGGCGTCGTCGGCGCAGGCACTGCGGAAAAGGGGGACTACTACATCGCCGCAAACAGCGCGACACTCTCGCCCGCCATCGATGGGCAGACCGTGGTGCAGGCGGGCGACATGATCGCCTACAACGGCACGACCTGGGACTTTATCGACGGCGCAAAGTCCGAGGTGCGCAGCGTCAACTCGGTGTCGCCAACGGCAGCGGGCAACGTGGTGCTGACTCCGGCAGACATCGGCGCCGTTAGCACTGCTCAGCTGACACAACTGGCAACACCGTCCGGGGTGCCGCAACTGACCGCCTCGGGCGTGCTGAGTACCAATCAGCTGCAGGTGGCGACCACGGCGCAGCTGGGCGTGCTGAGCGTGGATCCGGTCGCCAGCAATTCGCTTTTCGTCAGCAGCGCAGGCGCCGCCAAAATCATTCCCGGCACGTCCACGGTGGTGGGCGGCGTCAAATCCTCCGCATCTATCGAAATTGCAGGCGACGGAACAGCGACCGTCGCCAGCGCTGGAACTTACTAACCTATGGCCTTTCCGATTATCCCGAAGCGCCGATCCGGCGCGACCGGCAACCCGGCGTCGCTTCAAGTCGGCGAACTGGCGGTCAACACCTTGACGGGCGAACTGTTTCTGGGGGGGGACAGCGCCGTGATGCTGCTTAACCCGCCGACCTCGGCAGGGACGACGGTCACCGAGCACACCGGCGACGGCACCACCACGGCGTTTACTTTCACTGGCTACAACGGCACTGCGGACGGCGGCTACCTCGTCAGCGTAGGCGGAATTGATCAGCCTCCGAGCAAATACGCGGTGACCAGCACCGCAGGGGGCACCATCACGTTTGTGGAGGCTCCCATCGCGGGCGAACTCATCAGCATCCGCGCAATCGTGGCGAGCGGAGGGAGCGGCGGGGGCGGCATCACCGAACTCACCGGGGACGTGACCGCATCGGGCACTGGATCCGTAGCGGCAACACTGGCCAGCGTCACGACGGCGCAAAGTGGCGTTGGCAGCGCGACTGCAATTCCCGTCCTATCGGTCGATGAAAAAGGGCGCGTGACCGAGTTGACCACGGTGCAGTTTGGCGGGCTGACTACGGCGCAGATTGCTGGGCTGGCGACAACTGCGCCTGCTGCACTGGCAACCGCTGCTGTTGTCGGGCTCTCCACGTTTGCGGCTCGGGCAGACCATCAACATATTTTCCCAACCGCCGCACAAGTTGAAGCGCTTGGTGCGACCGCGGCAGCTGGTGGCGACTTGGCTGGAAACTACCCGTCCCCAACGCTAGCCGCCATCACGACCGCGCAAACAAATGCGGGCAGCGCGACCGTCATCCCGGTTGTCAGCATCGACGCCAAAGGGCGAGTCACCGCTTTGTCAACGGTCACGTTTGCAGCACTGACGACAAGCCAAATCGCAGGGCTGAGTACCGCGGCGGGCGCAGCGTTGACCACAACTGCCATTGCTGGGGTGTCCGCGTTTGCGGCACGCGCAGACCACACGCATCTGTTTCCAACCGCCGCCGACGTGGGCGCACTGGGCGCAACGGCAGCCGCTGGTGGCGACCTGACCGGCACGTATCCAAACCCAACTCTGGCGGCCATCACAACGGCGCAGAGCAATATCGGCAGCAGCACAGTGGTGCCCGTTTTGAGCGTGGACGCTAAGGGCCGAGTGACAAGTCTCACGACCGCGCAGATCAGCGGCGGCGGTGGTGGCGGGTTTACTGTGGCGGCACTGCAAACGGAAAGCCTGACAATCGACGCCACGTTTGCTCAGAAAATTGTTCCGTTTTCTGCAGTGGCAGACGTTGTGGTGACATTGCCAGCAGACGCAAACGCAACCATCACAGAAGGTTCTGAAATCAGGTTTATCAACAATTCATCGGCAGCCAAAGTTTCATTTGTTGCTGGATCAAGCGCGACAATTCTTTCTCCTCAAAACTACACCGCAATTTCGACGCAATATGCCACAGCAAGTGCGACAAAACTGTTTCCAAACACATGGGTTTTAGGGGGCTCCGTAGAATCTGGAATTCCAACAGACCCATCTTTTCTGCAGGTTTCGTTGCTGTTGCACATGAACGGTGCAAACGGTGGGACTGCGTTTTTAGACAATTCTCCATTCCCATCAGCGATTCAAGTTTTTGGAGGAGCAACAACATCGACGGCACAAGTAAAATTCGGAACTGCATCATACCTTGGAGTCACTGGAGGCTACTTAACAACAACGACTAATAATCCATTTGCTTTCGGAACAGCTGACTACACGATTGAGTGTTGGATCAGGACAACGTCGTTTGCTGCTCAACAAAACATACTTTACATTGCAAACCTAACGGGGGCTGGCTTTGTTATAAATACATCAGGGAATATTGTTTTTATTTTAGGAAACAATAATCGAATTATTTCGAGCGTTATCCCATTAAATCAATGGGTCCATTTTGCTCAAACCAGACAGACTAGCATTACTAGGATGTTTATTAACGGAGTTGCGCAGGCAACCACTTATAATGATGCCACGAACTACACCGCTTCTGGCAACTTGTGGACAATTGGCGCGTCTGGGTCATCCGGTCCCATCGTTGGCAATATTGATGACCTTCGAATCACAAAAAATATTTGCAGATATACCGCTAACTTTACGCCTCCGATTGCTCAATTCCCGGACGCTTAAATCCCGCTGAACTGGATCGAATAACATGCCATCTCTCAACTCTCCAATCATCACCGGCGACGTGTCCGGCGGGCTGCACACGACCAGCGTGGACAAGCTCAAGGGCAACGCGGTGGCAGCAACAGCGCCAACAACGGGGCAGACGCTCCTGTGGAACGGTACAGCATGGGCACCTGCTACGCCATCCAGCGGGGGCGGAGGGGGCGCAAACGGGCTAACCTATTACCTAAACCAGTCCACTGACGCAGACGCTCCCGTGACTAACATTCCCGGCACGCCTAAGCAGTTGGGACGCACTGGGCAGACGACGCAGGTGGATGTTACGACGGGCAGCCTGACGCCAGACACATGGACGCTGGTCGCTGGCTTTGTGAGCGAGGCCACGCCACAGGATCCGGCGACGACGCTCATTCCGGCAGGGCTGTGGGACTTTAACGTCTGGGCGCTGGGCGTTGCTGACCAAAACCACAGCAACAGCATCCGGCTCAAGGCTTACATCTACAACGGCACCACGCTGACCGCGCTGGGCACGTCTGCGGTGCAGGCAATCGGGGCAACGTCACAGCAGTACTCGGTGTCAATGCTGGTGGAGCAGACGACCATCCTTGCAACGGACCGCATCTACGTTGCCATTGAGGCGCTCGCGACTGCCAACGGGCACACGGTGACGGCGCAGTTTGGCGACAACACGCCGAGCCATGTCCATACCTCACTTGGCCTAATCGGAGGCACCGGGCTTTGGAAAAACGTGGCGGGAGTGCTGCAATCACCGGCGAGCCTGCTTGTTAACGCTGACGTGGACGCGGCTGCCGCTATTGCGCAGAGCAAGATTGACGGGCTGACTGACGCTCTGGGCGCAAAAGCTGCACAGGCTCAGGTGGACGTTTACAGCACGGCGGGAACGTTTACATGGACCAAACCGGCAAACGCAAAATTGGTAAACGTTGTTGTGATTTCTGGTGGTGGCGGAGGGGGGTCTGGCCGAAAGGCTGGCATTGCTGCTCAGGCATCTGGGGGGGGTGGCGGAGGAGGTGGATCGTATTCCTTTCGCGACATCGCCGCTTCATTGCTAAATGCAACTGAACTTGTTACGGTTGGAAGTGGTGGGACTGGAGGCGCTTCCGTAACAGCCAACAGCACAAACGGAACCATTGGTGTAGCTGGAGGAAACTCTTCCTTTGGAACGTGGGTACAAGTGAACGGTGGCGGTGGCGCTGGGACTGCAACAACCGCAAGTGGACCTGCTGGGGCAGGTTCAAGTTCCCGCGCCATGTTTCCGGGCGGTAACGGATCAGCGGGCGGTGGAGGGGCAGGGGCACTTACTGGTGGTTCAAATGTAAATGTTTCAAGTGCAGGAGGAGGCGCAGGAGGGGGGCTTCCTGCTTCCGCAACGGTTGGATTTTCAGGAAGCGCGGGAGGAACTGCGCTTGGATCGTGGTTCAGCGGTGGCACTGCCTCTGGCGGAACGATTGGGGGCAACGGCGCATCTGCGCCAAACGTCGCAGCAGGGTTTGCTGCTAGTGGCAGCGCAGGCGGAGGTGGTGGGTCAAGCGTCACTGGCAACGCAGGCAACGGTGGCAACGGCGGGCTTTATGGCGGCGCAGGGGGCGGCGGAGGCGCGGCTCTCGATAACGTCGGCAACTCTGGTGCAGGCGGTGCAGGGGCGCAGGGCATCGTGATTGTCACCACTTATTTCTAGCGCATGTCCTTCCTCTCCAAACTCCTCCCCACAATCGGTAACCTCCTCGGTGGCCCGCTCGGCGGCGCTGCCGTGGAGGCCGTTGGCAAAGCGCTTGGGATGAGCGAGGCGACAACCGACAAGGTGCAGCGGGCGCTGACCTCGGGCAATTTAACGGCAGAGCAGATTGCCGCCCTACAGGCGGCCGACCTGCAACTCAAGACGAGGATGGCGGAGCTGGGCATCGACGCCGAAAAGCTGGCAGCCGAAGACCGCATGAGCGCCAGGTCGATGCAAACTTCAACGGGCTCATGGGTGCCGCCGGTGCTTGCTTGCGTTGTCACCGGGGGCTTTTTTGGAATCCTCATCGGGCTGCTCACCGGCGATCTGAAACTGTGGGAGTCCACGACGTTGTCGCTGCTGATTGGCAGCCTGAGCACGGCGTTCTCCGCTGTGCTTGCGTTTTACTACGGGGCGAGCTTCAAGCCTCCCGCAAAATGATCGAGGAACTCAAGCAGGCGGGCGTTGATCTGGGACTCGCCATGGCGGGTTTTGCTGGCTCTGTGCTGATGTCGTCTAAAGAGGCCGGCAGGAATCTGCCGCGCACGCTGGCAAGCCTTCTGGGGGGCGCCGCGAGCGCAAACTACGTGACGCCGTTAATTCTGAAGCTGGCACGGCTGGACGGGGAGCCGCAGTACGCTTACGCAGCGGCGTTCCTGCTCGGCTTCTGCGGGCTCCGGGCGGTGGAAACAATCAGCGCAAAATTCATCACAGATGACAGCAGCAACCGCAATAAACGCAACCGCTAACGGCATTCTGGCCGTCTCCGCGCTGCATTTGGTGTTCCGAGTCTTTGGGCATCCCGAGTCGGCAATCTGGCGCAAGCCGTGGGCCGCAATGCTCTGCAAAGGCGCCACCACCGTGACAGTTTGCGGCGCGCTCTGGAATCTGCTAACGCTTTCGAGTCCCGCGGCATCCGAGGTGCTGCTCAATATCGGCATCGCCGCCAACTTCGTGTGGATCTCTTTTTTTTATGACCGTCCTACCCGTACCCAACATTCCCGGCCATCAAGCAAAGTACCTGGGGGCAACGCCGCCCGCGGGGCTGCAAATCCTCGCCCCCGTAAAAAGAGTCCTCCCGCCCGCAGGAACTGAGGGAAATGGGCTTCCGCCTGCGACGATTTCGCCGTACAGTGGGCTCTATGATGAAACCGGACGACTTCCACGCGTGCCCGGACCGGGACTCACTTTTGTCGCTCATGCTTAACTCTCGGCATTTCTTGGACTTGGCGACCGTGAACCTCGCAAACGTGGGCGCACTCGCCATTTCTTTGAGCGAAGCCGAGCAGTGGATCCGGATCGCAAGCTGTTTGCTGGCGGCGATCTTCACTTCCATCAAAATTGTGGAGTCCATCCGCGCACTCAAAAAATGAA